GCCGCCTCATACGCCTCTTTCTGACCACGCTTGGCCCGCCACGATCCGTCAGCGTTCTTGCTGGCCGGCGTGCTGTGAATGGCGTCGTCGTGGGTCATGCCGTGACAGTCTGTCTCGGGCTGTGCCGGTGCCGTCTCGGGCTGTGCCTGATCAGGCGTCCATGTCGGGGCCGTCTCGGGCTCTGCCGTCTGGGCAGGGGGCGTGTCAGCATCTTGACTTTCATTATAATCAATCAGCCACATTTTTACGACGCAGGGTTGTGCTTGTGCAATAAAGCCCAAAGTCTCGTCGCATTCCTGGGCGTTGTGGGGGTCAAAGGTGATTTGCATGGTCGTTCTCCGGTTTGGGTTGCTATTTTTTAAGAATTTGAGCGATGGTCGCTAGATCAGATTCGCGGACGTGCCACCGCTTGCCGACACGCACACCAGGCACTTGGCCAGACACAACGGCCCCCCAAAGGCGTTGATATGTCGTGGAAAGTCCGTGTGCACGCAGCGCCCGTGGGGCGTCTGTAAGGGGAATATTGTCTGTCATTAACCTATCTCCTGTGGTTTGTTTTATTTCTTTAACCCGTCCGGCGCGGCCTGTCAATACCTATTATTCCCCTTTACTACCGGGGCAGGCGCAGATAGTAATAGCGCATGACACAACCAGCCGCCATGCCCACAGCCCCACGTCAGAAGCGTTGCACCAAGTGTGGCGGTTCCAAACATCTTGTCGAGTTCAGCAAGGACAGTCGGAACACGAAAGACGGACGGCAGGGCAAGTGCAAGTCGTGCACGTCCAAGATTGCCGAAATAGCAAACCGAAAAAAGGGAAAACTCCCCCAGAAGTATAAACGACCCGAACGCGACATCAAAGATAATGCACCAAATGCTCGAAAGACCTCCCGTTAGCATCTTACTACACAGACACACGAACGCGTGACGGGCGCACGTCTGAATGTTTGTCATGCGGGCGCGATGACGATAACTCTCGAAACAGAAAAAAGGGCATGAGGCATTTTGACGAAGTATATGTCGATGTAACAGCGAATGGCAGGACTTGCTCAGGGTGTCAGTCCTATTTTGAATGGTCCGGGTTTTACAACACGTCTGCTAAAAATGCACCGAACGGAAAAATGTCAAAATGTAAGGCATGCCACAAAGTTTCGATCAAAAAATACAGAACTGAAAACCCTGAATGGGCCAAAGGCATTTATCTGCTGTATAGAAATCAGAGACGTAAATGCACACCACCTTGGTTGAGCAAAGAACAGAAGTATCAAATATTTAAGCTGAGAAAAACGGCGCGTGACTTGGAAATTGAAACGGGTGTGCCGCATCATGTTGACCACATCGTGCCTGTGATGGGTAAAACCGTCTGCGGACTGACAGTTCCTTGGAACCTGCAAATAATTACAAAGCAGATCAATCAGCAAAAATCCAATAAGTTTGTGTCGGACTGGTAAAATGACAATCACACTCCGCCCATATCAAATTAAGATGCGCCAAGAAACCGCCGAAGCGCGGGCCAATGGCGCGCGATATATTATGAACGTCCTGAGCACAGGCGGCGGCAAGACGCCATTGCTGGCCATGGAAGCACTCGAAGCAAAAGGCCCGTCATGCACCATCGTTCATCGGCAGGAACTGCTTTCACAAATATCTGAAACTTATGCACAGGTCGGGCTGCATCACAAGATCATTGCACCCCAACCTGTGATCAACTCAATCATTGCCCGACACGTGAGGCGCTTTGGCAAGTCGTTCTTTGACCCCAAATCGCAGGCCGCAATTGCGGGTGTTGACACGTTGATCCGCCGATTCAAACCCGGCGACAGGTGGTGCAACTCTGTGAAGCTATGGCTGCTGGACGAATGCGCTCACGGCCTCTTGGGTTCTGCCGGACCCGGCGGCGGATCAGGTGAACCCAACAAATGGGGCAAGGCGTCGCTGCTTTTTCCCAACGCTGACGGTTTTGGTGTTACAGCTACACCGCTGCGCGCCGACAATCGGTCGCTGCACATAGAGCAAGGCGGGATGTTTGACACACTCATCCAAGGGCCTGGCGCACGGGAACTTATGGCAATGGGCAGCTTGTGCGATTATCGCGTGATTGCGGCACAGTCGGGAATTGATGATGCATTGCTTCGCATCGGTAGCACTGGCGATTTCACACCGTCATCGGCAAAGGCTGCGCGGAAAGCAGAACTGACAGGCGATGTGGTAGAAACATACGTAAAATGGACGCCCGGAAAGCAGGCGATTGTTTTTACCACAGGTGTTGATGCATCAAAGGAACTTGAGATTGCATTTATTGCGGCGGGCGTGGCCGCCAAGGCATTGATGGGCGACACACCTGACGCAGAACGGAACAGATCGGTTGACCAATTCGCGGACGGTGTTCTGAAGGTTCTCATAAATACAGGACTTTTTGACGAGGGTTTTGACGTACCTGCCGTTGAGGTTGTCATAATGGCCCGCCCCACAATGTCGTTCGGGTTGTTTGCCCAGCAGATCGGCAGAGCGTTACGTCCCTCACCTAACAAGCCGTGGGCGACGATCATCGACCACGTGGGCAACGTGGTGCGCATGGCGGCCAAGCATGGTCTGCCCGATACGCCGCGCACCTGGACACTCTGGCAAGACGAGACGCGCAAAGCCAATGGCAATCCCGATGCGGTGCCGGTCAGGGTCTGCCCGGAATGCCTGCTGACGTATGAAGCGGTCGTGTTTGCCTGCCCACATTGTGGAGCGGCCCACGTCCCGGCGGGGCGGTCATCGCCGGATCAGGTGGACGGCGTGCTGTCCGAAATGTCGCTGGAGCTGCTGGCGACGTTGCGCGCCGGGGCGGCCAAGATACAAGCCGCCGAGCCTGCCATACCTTACGGCGCGTCTGAGATTGTGGCGGCGGGGATCCGGGCGCGGCACAGGCGGAACCAAGCGGCACAAGCGTCCCTGTCCGATGCAATGCAGCGATGGGGCGGCATGCGACTGGCGGCGGGTGATGACGACACGGCCATGCAAAGCCGGTTCCTGTATCGGTTTGGGACGGATGTTATGAGCGCACAGGGTCTGGCCGAGCGGGCGGCGCTGGAATTGAGGGATGAAATAAATGTTGCACTTGGGTGATTGTCTGGACGTGATGCAGGGCATACCGGACGGGTCGGTTGACCTTACCGTGACAAGCCCGCCCTATGACAACCTGCGCACATACAACGGCAACAATGACCATTGGGGCGAACACGTTTGGCGGGCAGTCATTGCAGACCTTTACCGTTTGACTGCTGACGGCGGCGTGGTTGTCTGGGTGGTTGCCGACGCAACCATCAAGGGCAGCGAAACCGGCACGAGTTTCAAGCAGGCACTTTGGGCGATTGAATGCGGATTTAATCTACACGATACGATGATCTGGGACAAATGCGCGTTTAGCGCCGTGGGCTCACTTGCGCACAGATATGCTCCGGTTTTTGAATATATGTTTGTTTTCAGTAAGGGGCCGTTGAAATCCTTTAACCCCATAAAAGACAAAATAAATAAACATGCCGGTGAAATAATGACAGGAACAATAAGGCAAAATGACGGAACAATCAAACCAATGACTGGCAGTGGGCAAAAAACTATTTCAGACTTAGGCCAAAGGCACAATATTTGGCGTCAGGTTGCGGTGAAACACAGGAAAGACAAAAGCCATCCCGCACCGTTTCCCCTACAAATGGCAACAGACCACATCTTGTCATGGTCAAATCAAGGCGACACAGTGCTTGACCCATTCCTCGGCAGCGGCACAACCGGAGTCGCGTGCGTCAACACCAGCCGCAAGTTTATCGGCATTGAAATGGATGCCGATTATTTCACCATAGCACAAGCCCGTATCCAAAAGGCACAGGCCGACGCGATAACCAATAAAATGAGAGAGGCGTCAAATGTTGCACTACAACCGAAAGCCGTGATGGAAAAACTAACAGAAGAAATCAGAAAGGAGTTCATCTAATGAAAATATTTGTGTTCGGTTCAAACCTAGCAGGGCGTCACGGTAAAGGTGCAGCCCTTGACGCAAAAAACAAATATGGCGCTATTTATGGCGTCGGGTTCGGTAGAACGGGAAATTCATATGCCATACCTACAAAAGACGAAAATTTAAATGTGCTACCTTTGACAACAATCAGGGCTTGGTGTTTTGCTTTCATTGAATACGCAAAACACCACCCCGAACTGACATTTTATGTGACGCCTATCGGGACGGGTTACGCTGGATATACTAGGGACCAGATTGCGCCTTTTCTGTTGATGATGCCTTCAAATTGTGAGTTTGCGGAAACATGGTACGCGCCATGAGCAACGATTTATCCGCACCTACACCAACGCGGGCGACACAGTGCTTGACCCATTCCTCGGCAGCGGCACAACCGGAGTAGCAGCGGCCAACACCGGGCGGCGCTTTATCGGAATTGAAATGGATGCCGATTATTTCACCATAGCACAAGCCCGTATCCAAAAGGCACAGGCCGACGCGATAACCAACCGTATGAGAGAGGCGACACAATGAACCGCACAGACATCTTGGACGCAGCGCGACAGGCCGTCACGGTCGATAGGGCCGCCACGCATGGCCAGCTTGAGGACTCTTTCGGGCTGGTGGCAGCGTACTGGTCGGCGCACCTCGGAACGCCTGTCAGCCGCTCTGACGTGGCCGTGATGATGATCCAACTCAAGCTGGCCCGGATCAAGACCAGCCCGGAACACGCGGACCATTGGATGGACGTGGCGGGCTATGCGGCCTGCGGTGGTGAGGTGGCTACATGACGTGGCTCATTGCTTGCGAATTTTCCGGCAGGGTGCGGGATGCATTCTTGGCGCAAGGTATCGACGCGGTGTCGTGCGATCTTCTGCCGACAGAACGTCCCGGGCCGCATATCCAAGGCGACGTGAGGGAACAACTGCGCAAACCCTGGGCTGGCATCATTGCGCATCCGCCATGCACCAGGCTGTGCAATTCCGGCGTCAGGTGGCTGTCAGAGCGTAACCTATGGGCCGACATGGAAGAAGGCGCGGCGTTCTTTCTGGAATGCCTGCGCGGTAATGCCGAATATGTGGCTGTCGAAAACCCTGTGATGCACAAGTATGCCCGCGCCATTGTCGGGTGCAGGCCGTCGTTTACCGTGCATCCGTGGCAGTTTGGAGATCCGGCAAAAAAGCGCACATGCTTCTGGACGCGGGGCGACATGCCGCCATTGCAGCCCACCAGCACGATGACCGCCGCTGATGCGCGGGCCGACTGTCACCTTGCACCGCCTGGGCCGGATCGGTGGAAAATCCGCAGCACGACCTATCCCGGACTGGCGCGTGCCATGGCGTCTCAATGGGGTGTATTGACACAACCGTCAATAAATGGCAATAGTAACCCGAAGGAGTCTGACCGATGCCAAAACGAGTGAGAATGTCGCCGGAAGGTCGGCGCGAGGTGATCATAAAAGCGGCCATTGCCCTGACGCGTGAGACGGCATGCATCGACTCATGGTCGCGCCAGGACGTGGCCAACAAATGCGTGCCACCGACCAGCCTGGAAACGGTGAAGCGTTATTATTTGATGCCCGATCTGCGCGAGACGGTGCGGGTGCTGCTGGATAAGTAAAGCCCCGTCCGGTTTAAGGGACGGGGCTGTTAGTCGGACTAGGCAAGATCAACTGCATTTTGCAACGCAAGGTCTTTGTATCGCATCGTGTGGTGCGTGGCAAGCCCTTGCCCATATATAGGGCTTTTTCCATGAATATTCCGCTTCACGACAAGACGCCTCGCGTTGTATTGCGCGGACGATCAATCTTTATAACTGAAAAGCCGGACGGATGGCACATTGTCCTTTTTGTCGATGACGAAGCTACGCTGTTGCGCGTTCTTCCATATGCAAACGCAATGATTGCGTCCTGTCACGCCGTGGCATTTTCAGAACATTACAACGCTAAATGGTATGGGCTGGACTGATGACCCCCGATCTGGCACAGGCCGCCGCATTTCTCAAGTTGCTCGATCCTGACGCAACCTCATTCACATTCCAGACGTTTGACGACGACTCGGCCCGGAAAGATCATCGACTGCTAGATGTGTTTCACGGCACGCTTGCGGACCATGCCGACAGTCTGACCGATCTGCAAAGCCGTGGCGCTGGGGTGTTTATAACCATCAATGCAACAGACGGCACGGGCCGCAAAGCCGAAAATATCACACGGGTCAGGGCGCTTTGGCTGGATCTTGACGGCGCACCGATCGAGCCTGTCCGGGAATGGGAAACCCCGCACATCGAAGTCGAAAGTTCGCCGGGCAAATGGCACGCTTACTGGCTCGTCAATGACGTGACGCTTGAACAGTTCACACCGCTACAGGCCGCGCTGATCAAGAAATTCAACGGTGATCCAGCCGTCAAAGACTTGCCGCGCGTGATGCGCTTGCCGGGGTTCTGGCACCTGAAGCCCGGAAGCGCGCCGCACATGTCCCGTGTGGTTCACACATCAACCGACGGGGCAGGTGATTTTTATAAGCGCCTGACGGTCGAAGCGCCTGTGATGCCAGCGCCGCGCCGGGAAACACCGACCAGTTTGGCTGAGGTGGAGGAATTGCTCACATATGTCAGCCCCGATCTTGAAGCGGACAGCCAAGGGGGTGACAAGCACTGGCACAGTATCATAGCGGCCATCGTGGACGTATCCGGGGGCAGCGATGACGGGTTACAAGTTGCCGATGCGTGGTCAAGCCGCAGCAGGCATTACGACCCCAAAGAATTGCGCAAAAGGTTTGCATCTTTCACGCCCGGAAAAAATGGCGGATCGGGCATGGGGTCGATAGGCTACCAAGCCAAGCAGGCCGGGGCGGACGTTGCAGCCATTGGCGCGCGACACCGCCTGTTGAATATGCCCGGACCGTCACATGTGCCATCTGGAATGATGCCGACCGCGCCTGTGCAGGGGATGCCCAGCGCGCCGCGCGCGGACAGTGCAGTCGACCTGATCTGTGCCAAGATACAAGAAAATCCGCATGAAGCCGTGGAATTGCTGGCCGATGAAGTGGCAAGGCTGTCGCCTACTGATAGAGAAAAGGTGTTCGAAGAATGTAAACTCTACCCCGGTCTGGGCAAAGCCAAGATGCAGGCGGCAGTGAAGCGTGCCGTCACGGTTTTTCTGGCGGCCAAAGGTGCTGTTGCGTTACAGACGCCGGAATATGCCGAGTTGAGTTATTACTTCATTGTCCGAAACGAGGACGGGCAGGCGGTGGCGGTGGATGCGAGGGGCGGGATGCAGCCTCAGACCCGCACACAGTTCCGGGATGCCATGG